ACTGACGAATTTAATGTATACAAGTGTATCGAGAATAATAATGACGGGCAAAGTACTGTTAAACCGACATCTACGTCTACAGATATGTTCAAACTTGATGACGGTTATACTTGGAAGTTTATGTTCCAAGTTGGTGCAGCTGACAGAACAAAGTTTTTGAACACGAACTTTATTCCTGTTCGTAAAGTTTCTGGTGCGGGCAACCCTGCATTTGATGTGAACGGAGAATTAGATAGCATTGCTGTTACTGCTGGTGGATCTGGTTATACCTCTGCTCCGACAGTTGTTATTGAGGGAGACGGTACTGGCGCGGTAGCAACAGCAACTCTTACTGGTAATGCTGTTTCCTCGATTACGATTACCAGCGAGGGCAGAGGATACTCCTTTGCATTCGTAAAGCTGACTGGTGGTGGCGGTACAGGTGCTACAGCTACTGCAACTCTTGGATCTACTGAAACACCATCCTTACAATCATCCGTAGAGGCTGCAGCAGTCAAGGGCACTCTTGACCGTATTGTTGTCACCAATGGTGGTGTCGACTATGTGGAGGGAGATGTCACAATCACCGTAAAAGGCGATGGAACTGGAGCAACTGCATCCGCTACTGTCAATGCAGCTGGAACGATTACTGGCGTCGCAGTCACAAATCCTGGGGATAATTATACTTTCGTTGAACTTGAGATCGGGCAGACTGTTGGCTCTGGAACAGGCGCGTCATTGAGACCAATTGTTTCGCCAAACTCTGGTCACGGGGGCAACCCACCCAGAGAATTGTTCGCTAAAAATGTTGGTGTTACAACTTCGTTTACAAGTGATGATAACGATATTATAGTTGACAACGAATTCCGTCAGGTTGGTATCATTAAGAATATGCATAACTATACAGAAACAGGTACATTCACTGATTCTATCGGTACGCCCTGCCACGTTGTAACAATTAGTTCTGGTAATGTGAGTAAATTTAACCTTGATGACACACTCACTACTGACGACGGTGGGCAATTTGATGTAATTCAAAGTATTGACACGACTGGTAATGGAACCAAGGATACTGTCTACCTCCTAGAGAAGTTTCCTGGAATCTCAGCCTCATCAACATTTACAAATGTCACCACAGGTGATACAGGAATGACTATAAATAGTTTAGTGAATCCAGAAATCAGTAATCACTCTGGCGAAATCCTGTATATCGACAATCGTAGACCTATCACTCGCGATGAAAATCAGGTAGAAACGCTTAAAGTGGTATTTAACTTTTAAGGTAAAGAAATGGCTCTCAATCTAAATACAAGCCCATATTTTGACAATTTTGATAAGGCGAAGAAATTTTCCCGAATCTTGTTCAAACCAGGAGTCGCTGTTCAGGCTCGTGAACTTACACAGATGCAAACTATTCTGCAAGATACAATCGGTAATTTTGCTGGGTATATGTTTAATGATGGGGCAAGAGTCAAGGGTTGTAGTGGAGAACCTCTGATCAGAGACTTCATCAAGATCAATGATTTGGATGGGTCTTCCGCTAGTGTATCCAACGATACATTGATCAACTATGTCGGTGATATTGTAACTGGCAGCACCAGTGGATTGAAGGGTAAGATTTCTAAAACTGCAACTGGTCTCGACACTGATGCCGTAGACAAGAAAACATTATATATCGAGTACACTGAAGGAAGCAGCACTGGTGCTTACTTACACTTTGAAGCTGGTGAAACCCTCACTATATCATCGACTGATGGTGGACGAAATGGTGACACATTTGTTGTTGATAACGGAACAGATGCAAATGATGCAACTAAAAACTATTTCGGTAAGGGTCTTGACTTTGTAATCGAAGAAGGTATCCTGTTTATTGATGGATACTTTGTATATCACGATAAGCAAGATATTAGTCTTGAAAAATATAAAACGAACGCTGACTCGTTTGTTGGTATTAAGTTTACCGATTCAAAGGTAACATCAGACGATGATACAACACTTAATGACCCAGCAACAGGCACGTTTAACTTTAATGCTCCTGGAGCCGACCGCTACAAAACATCTACGACTATCGCTAAACTTGGTCTGACTGAAGCAAATGATGTTGATTTCATCTCTATGTATACAGTTGAAGATGGACTACTGGCTAGAGGTGGCGATGTACAAAGACTGGAAGAAAACAACGAGCTGGGTCGAAAACTTGCTGACAGAACAAAAGAAGAGAGTGGCAACTATGTAATCACAAACTTTGAACTTTCTGTGAGAGAGCATTTAGACACGGGGTCTAATAGAGGTTTAAAAAGTTCCTCGGACGGTGGTTCAGCTGATCACATTGCTGTTGGTGTCGGCAGAGGTGTTGCATACGTCAATGGATATCGTCGGGAGTTTAAGTCTCCTACATACAGCAAGGTTGAAAAGGCAACTGAGACTGTTGTTGAAGAAGGATTCACAGTCTCTACAACATATGGTAATTACATTATTGTTGATGAGGTTGCTGGTAACTGGAATATCAAAGAAGGCGATCTGGTAAAATTTAGCGAAACAGCCTCCAATGCTGCGTCTGATAACACTTACTCTGTTCACGCTGCACCTTCTACTATCACTGGTCAGGCACGTGTTCGCCAAGTCCGTTATGACAGCGGAACAGTGAATGCTGCTGCTTGTAAATATCGTTTATATCTCTATGATATTCGTATGACTGGTGGTGCATTTGCTGACATCAGAACGATTTTCTACGATGACGATGCAGTCAATGGATTTGCTGACCCAGTATTAGAAAGTTCTAAGGCAGTACTTAAAGAAACAAGTTCTAATCAACTCATATTCCCTGCTCCATTTTCTGCAGCCAAGACTCTTGCAACGGATACTGGTAATACCTTTGATAACAACTACACATACCAGAAAGATTTCTCCACAGAATTTACGACTTCTGGCACGACAACACTTACTGTTACAGGAACTGAGACGTTTCCTTATTCAACAACGCCAACACAAACTCAACTTGATACTGAGTTCTATATGGTGTTCCAAGCTGACTGCACATTAGATAGTGTAACTTATAAAGCGGGTGAGCCATTCCGCTTGACGTCAGCTATGATCACCTCTATAAGCAATACAGCGATCAATATCGATATCGGTACTTCTTTGAGTTCTGCCACAGACGCCATAATTAAACTCAAAGTAAAACAAACTGATGTGACGCCAACACCGATTAATGCTCTGACCTCTCGTTATGTTAAGATTAACACCGCAACAAATGAAGAAACAAGTGTTGGACCATGGAACCTTGGTATTCCCAACGGTTTTAAAGTCGAAGCTGTTTATGTTGACGGTTCTGCATATTCTGAGACTGGTACTGACTATAAAGATCAGTTTGTTTTGGAAAACGGTCAAACAGATAACTTCTACGGTCACTCAAAACTGATTAAAAAGCCATCAGCTACAGTAAGCACTGTATCAAAGTTTATTGTTGTTAAGTTCTCACACCTAGAGCCAAACTATGGTGGTTCTGTTGGTACATATTTTGCGATTGACTCATACCCAGTTGACGATACTGGCGGTTCTGGTATCTTCACATATGAGATTCCTCTGTACCGATCCAAGAAGCTGGGTCTCTTCAATCTAAGAGACTGTATTGATTTCCGTCCATACGTCAACAATACAGCAACCAGCTCAACAAGCATGGCTGGTGCTACTGAAAATCCACTGCCAACATTTGATTTGAAATCAATTGCTGGTGGGTATGAGATGCCGATCCCAACAGAATCATTTACAACAGATGCTGAATACTATCTCGCACGAATTGACAAAATCGCCATTTCTGAAAAAGGTAATATCGATATTGTCAAGGGTGCTTCCAGAACCGATCCAAGACCACCAGTAGCACCTGTGACTGTGATGGAAATCGGAACAGTTAGAATTCCTCCATATCCTTCTGTGTCCCCATTCATCGGTAAGGTGCAAGGTCGCAAGGATATAGCATGTAGTGTCACTACTAGACAAAACAGAGTTTACACTATGGCAGATATTGGTGCGATTGAAAAGCGCATCAACCGCCTTGAATATTTCACATCTCTGAATCTACTTGAGAAAGATACTGCGAGTCTAAAAATCACAGATGCAGCAGGCAACGATAGATTTAAGAATGGTATCTTCATCGATAGCTTCGGAGATCACTCTCTTGGTAATTTGAGAGACCCAGATTATAATGTTGCTATGGATACCAGACGTAAATTTATGACATCCAATTTCTTAGAAGAAAATGTTGATGTTGTTTTTGATAGCACAAACTCTACTGGAATCACAAAAACTGGTAATATCCTATCTCTTCCATATACACTGGTAGACAATCAAAGAAACCTCAATGCTTCTAAATTCCGTAATTGTATCGGTTCTCTTTTGTTTAACTACAAAGGTGACATCGAACTCTATCCTGCTTCTGATAACTTTGTCAATATGGCAGATGGTGGTGACTTAGTTGTTGAAAATAATGCTCTTGCAGATGCTTTGGAGAACGTAACAGGTGCGTTGAATAATGCTGGTATCGTGAATGGAGTTGAGACCACGATGACAGGAATGGAGCCAACGGTAACTCCAATTTCATTTAGTGGGTCTGATTCAGACAGCGACCGTGGCGGGCAGGGGAACAGGTCAATCGCCAGCGCAAGTGCTTCTTTTGAAGTATCTATGAACGAAGTGGTTGAATCTTCGCAGATTAGTCAATCTGTCAATACCATGACAATTGCTTCTACTGGATCCACAACAGTAACTCAAAATCATGGAGATCGAATTATCGACATCGGGTTCTCTCCATTCATGAGATCTCAGAACGTGACATTCCACGCCACACGATTAAAACCAAATACAAGGTTTTATATTTACTTTGATGGCGATGCTGTTTCTGATCATTGTCGTCCTCTAACCTATTCGACATTTACTACTCAACTTGCTGCTGGCGCGACCAACTTCTGGTCAGATTTTAACAACACCGCGAATGCATATGGTGCTTCGATTGTATCTGACTCTGAGGGTCGGATTGCTGGTCAGTTTAGAATTCCTGCGTCAAGATTCCGTATCGGAGAGAAAGTTCTTCGTATGGTAGATGATGTTCTGAACCGAGACGGATTTGTAACCAGCTCTGCTGAAGCAACATATTCTTCGTTTGGTCTGGACGCTGTTAAACAAGGCACGATTGTTTCTACGCAGGTTCCGACATTTAATACTGGATCAAACCTTGGAGACCCACAGACGCTCGGTAGTATTGTCACTGATGTTCGTACTGAAGATGTTACCGCCAGCCTTGCTGTAGATGTCAACTTGACTGCATTCGATCCAACTGCACAAACATTCACGATTGCTGAAGAAGAAGGTATATTCTGTCCAAAAATTGATTTGTTCTTTAGAAAAAAATCTGATACTGACGGGGTCACAATCCAGATAAGGGAAGTGGTCAATGGGTATCCTGGAATCAGAGTTGTTCCTTATGGTTCAAAGTATCTTTCTCCTTCTGATGTAAGTGTCTCTACTGAATTTGCAGATGGAACAGTAAGTTATGCAACTACTGGCGTCACATTTGACTCCCCAATATACCTCGAGGGCGGTCGAGAGTATTGTGTCGTTATTCTACCACAAGGTAATAGCCCTGATTATGAGGTCTATGTATCTGAGCTGGGTCAGAATAAAATTGGAACCACGCAAAGAATTGTAGCCGAAGATGTTTCGGGCGGTGTTCTGTTCGTGTCGTCAAACAATAGAACTTGGAATGCTATCCAAGCTGAAGATTTGATGCACAGAATCTATCGTTGTAACTTTACTACTGATACTGATGGAGTCGCTAAGTTTACTAACAGCACCATCGACTATCTGCAACTAACGGACTTCACTGCTGGTCAATTCCAAGCAGGTGATAACCTCCACGCATTCGACATAACTCTTGATAATGGTGGTTCTGGTCACGCAGTCGGTAATGTCATAACCTTCGCTGGATTTGGCAACGGAACGGGTCTCAAACTTAAAGTAACAACGGTGAGTACTGGTGCTGTTACTGGATTTACAATTGACTCCATGGGTTCTGGGTTTACTGCTGATGGAGTAGATGTCGCCCAATCTGCAACAACTGGTTCTGGTACTGGCTGTATAATTGATGTCACGACTAAAACAGGTGTTGTTGAAAACTATTCTACACTAAGAGATGTCGCGAGAGTTCTACTCACAAAATCTGACTTTGATGTTGCAGATATCGTTTCTAATGGAACTTCTCAGGGAACACTTTCCTCTATAGAAAACAAGATCTTTAACAAACTTCAGTTAAACTTTGGTGAGTTGATACTTCCGAAGACAAACTTGACACACAAATATGCAGGAACTCGATCTACTGGTGTCTCGACCAAGGGAACTGTAGAAAGAATCATCACTAAAATGGAGCAGCAAAAGACTACGAGAGAGTTTGCAGTATACTCTAAGTCCAATGAAGATGCTAACCTGAGTGGAGCTAAATCTTTCAACAGTAACTCTACATTCACGACTGAGAGTAAGTTCGTAAGTCCAGTCATTGATTTATCCAGATGTAGTTTCATCACTACACAGAACAAGATCAATAATTCTGATACAAATGAAACTAATCCTAATAATGGTTCTGCGCTTGCGAAATATATCTCTAAGACAGTCAGACTATCTGAAGGGCAAGATGCTGAAGATTTAAAAATCTTCTTAGACCAACTGACTCCATTCGGATCTTCTGTTAAGGTTTATGGTAAGTTCTTGGCTGCTGAAGACGATGCCAACTTGAGAGAAGAGCTAAATTGGTTTGAGATGACTGACGATGGTGTTCCTGATTCAGCAGGTTTAGCTCAAACTCAATTCATTGAAACCAAATATACCATTGATAATGCAAACCTCAACAGCAGTGATGCTTTAGAGTATTCCGTTAAGAGAGTTGATGCAACTGCGATTACTGCTGGCGGTTCATCTTATACCACTCCTCCGACTGTAACTTTTTCTGGTGGCACAGCAACTCGCCAAGCCAAGGGTATTGCAGTTCTAAGTAGTGGCGCGGTTGCCTCGATTATTATCACGGATCCAGGAAGGTACTCAACTTCTTCTGCTGCACCGACAATCACTATAACTGGTGGCGGTGGTTCTAGCGCGACTGCAACAGCAACTCTTGGAACTACAACGTATACAAACTTCAAAGAGTTCGCTGTAAAGATTGTTCTGATGACTGACAATACGTCAAATGTTCCGCAGTTGAGAAATCTGAGGGCGATTGCTCTCCAAGTATAAGGTAAAATGCAATGGATTTTAATACGGATAAATATACTAGAGACAGAGCCTCAAACGCGCTATTAAGTAATGATGCCGAGGGGTTGGCTGCATATAAGGCAAGAAAAAACCAGTCTAGGAAGCTAGACGAAGTTTGCGACGATATAAATAGTCTGAAAGAAGACTTGGCATTAATTAAAGATGCCATTCAGGTAATTCTAAAAAATAGGTAAGAAAAAATGTCAACACTTACAACTCGTTCAGGTAAAGGCTCACCCCTCACTAACACAGAGGTGGATTCAAACTTTACAAATTTAAACACCGACAAATACCAAAGCGGTGATGACGTTGTTGTTGATGATATCACAGTATCTGGTCGATTCATTGTTGGTGTTGATGCTTCGGTTACTGCCGCTGGCACAGTACAGGGCGATGCAACAGCGTTGACCAAAACGTATAATATCATTAACACAGCAAGTGCCAACCAAGGGGTAAAACTTCTTGATGCTTCTGCAGGTACACGTGTAACAATCTTTAATTCTACCACAGTAACTGTCAAGATTTACCCATATTCTGGTGAGTCTATCAACGACCTTTCTGCCAATGCTGCACTATCGCTTGGTCCAGAAAAGGGTCGTGACTTTGTTGCTGTATCCGCGACTCAATGGCAGTCTACGGATGAAGGTGACGCAACTGTTGCTACAACCATTGATGCTTCTGGTCTTGCCTCTCTAGACGGTGGTATTGATGTTGATGGTGCATTTACTGTTGCTGACGGAACAGGTAACATTGACACCTCGGGAACATTGACTGTTGATGGTCTTTCTTCCCTTGATGGTGGTATTGATGTAAATGGTTCAACCTTCACTGTGAGTGCTGCAGGTGCTATTGGTGGCACTTCACTGAGTATTTCAGGAACTACAACTCTCTCAGGAGATCTGAAATATGGTATCACTGCTTCAATCACTGCAGCTGGTTCTGCTCAGGGTGATGCTACTGCGCTGACAGAAACAATCAATATCGTGACTACTGCTTCTGCAGCGCAGGGTGTTAAGTTAAAATCTGCTGCGACTGGTCTTAGATGTGAAATCTACAACGCCACAACCAACGATATCAAGGTTTATCCAAATACTTCGGATAAGGTTGACTCTGGTTCTTCTAATGCTGCAAAAGATCTCCCAGCAAAAACCTCGATGGTTCTGGTGTGTAAGGATGCAGAAAACTGGGAAGTGCTAAGACCAATTGCTCTTTATGATTCTTCTGGCAACCTATTAAATTAAGGATAATATAAAATGGCTGGTCCAGTAAAAGTAAAAGTTTCGGGAAGCGTAGAACAGGGTCTGCAGGTATTGACTGCAGCAGAGTTGTATCAGTACGCAGGTCAATTAATACTCGAGAAGTTTGCATCTGTTAATACTGGAACATCTTCTGTGAATGTCACAACAGGAAGTGTTCCCGCAAACCATGCATCGATTGGAACATTCACAGACAGAAAGCGTAATGATGCGGTTGGTACACACCCTACATCTGCTGGATCTACGACTGTAAATACATATACCATGTATCAAAACGAAACTACAAACTCTTCAGCAATCACAACGCCAGTAAGGGTAAATGCTGACGGTGATGTTTTAGAAATGACAGCCGCTGAAATAAACACAGAAATTTGTGATGAAGTGATCACTTCATATGTTGAACAGCAAGCCACTTCTGCTGGTCAGTATTACCTTTCTGCTTCTGCTCCTTCAGGTGGAACTTGGACAAACAGAGGAACAATCTCTGACACCCAAGTAGATGGAACAACCGTCACCAAAACACTCTGGCAAAAAACTGCTGCAACAACCGATACAACTAGAGTTTCAGGGACTGGGCTCGTCAAGAAACTTGATGATAATTCTTTACAAGAGATGACAGATGTTGAGATTGAAAGTCTGTTCGCTCGCGTTGCAAACAGAATTAAAGACAATGATATTGGGAAATTTGTTCTTGCTGAATCGGCTCCAGGAACTGGGACATGGCAGCAAATGGGCGAGATCATGACTGACCAGATGAAAGACACAGCATCCTATGCTTATGCGGGGTCTTACACAGGGACTTATACGGGATCTTATGTAGGCGCGTATGCAGGGGCTTATGCAGGGGCTTATGCAGGTTCGTATGCTCTATTTTTCAGTGGATATATAGGGACAGTATATACAGGTTACTATACTGGATATTACGTTGGTTATTATGCAGGTTCATACACTGGTTCATACAGCGGTACTTATGCTGGAACATATAACGGTCTTACCATCATAAGTTCTTCAAGCACTCAAGAGTCTAAACGGCTGTGGATGAGAACTGCCTAAATAGAATACAATTTTACATCATGGAGTAAATTAATGGAAGTTATCGCATCATCATCAGACAAAGAACGCCCACCACTTTGGAAAGATCCTATCTGGAAAGATAAGAACAATCGCCAAGTTGTTGCAAGGCGTTTGACTTTATCAGGCGAATATGCAGTTGTTCATATTGATGCATCTGGAGGTGTCAACAAAGACTTCGATGAAATCTTAGAAATCTTTGGTGAAGAGGCATTAGACGAATCTACTGCCAAACACAAAGAAGAAGCACGAAGACAAGAGCAGATTCATCGTGAACGCCACGAAGCTGATAAGGTTCGTCAAAAACAAGAAGTCTTATTCAATATGAAGCTGGAAGCATTTGAGATCGAAGAAATCAAAAACTCGTCAAACAGAGATCTGAAGAAGCGTCTTAGAAAAGCAAAGACGCCAATCGAGGTCCAATCCTATGCTACCCTGTTGATACAGGAAGCATTGGCAAATGAAGAGTAATGGTTTTGTCTATGTTGCTTCAGTAAACAAAGCATTTTACCAAGCAGCACTCCAATCCGCTCAATCCCTCTTAGATTTCTTTCCAGAAGCAAAGATAACTTTGTTCACCCATGAACCTTGGGTTTGTGATGAGGCGAGGGAGATCTTTGATCAGATTATAACAGATGGTGTTCCGAATCACATAAGAGCAAAACTCTGGGCATTGTCGAAGTCTCCTTATGACGCCACATTATATGTTGATTGTGATACTCTGATCAACAGCGAGGAAATATCTGGAGTATTTGATCTCCTTGGTGATAGTGATATTTTGTTTACGCGCAACAGACCATACAATGCCAAAATAACAAAACTATCAGAAACTGAAGAAATGATATATCACTGCGGTTTGTTTTTATATAGAACCGAAACGACCAAAGATTTGATGAATAGTTGGTATAGGTGGTATCTTGAACAAAACGATCCTCGATGGGATCCCTCTCCATACCCAGAAGAAGTTAGAAAGTGGGACACATTTACTATGTGGAATCTCTTGACTAATGGCAATTTTAATGTTATAGTAGGAGAGTTTCCACAACCAGACGCTAAATGGAATTTTGTTACAGGCTATAAACAAGATGAGTTGATGGGCGAGGAAGCTGTTATACAACACTATACAATCCCAACCGAGAGAATTATTGGTAATGAAATTTATAGACCTTAATACTGAGATACTAGAGATTCTTGAAGAACATAGTGATTGGTTTTTTAAGCAAGACCTCTCAGAACTCTATATCGACGACCATGGTGATTCTACTGCTGAACATTCTCAGTCGTATGAATACCTCACAGAAATGCTCACAAAGACAATGGGTAAGGAAGAAGGGCAACACGCTGGTCCACCAGAAGTTGTTCGTAATGCCCACTTTGGTGTTGGTGCTAGATCCCCAGAAAAATTCAAAAAAGAATCCCAGAGATTAAATGACACACTTGTTAAATATCTGGGTGCAAGGCATAGTGCTGTTCATGTCTACTATCCAGAAGATGGATTTATGGGGTGGCATAATAACTGGGATGTTCCTGGATATAATATTCTCTTAAATTATAATCTTGGGGATGGATACTTCCAGTTTTGGGACGGAGAAATAATCCACACTCTTCCCGATTGGAAAGGTTGGTCTGCTAAAGTTGGATATTATGGCGGTAAAGAGGATCCAGTTTGGCATTGTGCTGGTGGTGGTCCAAGAATTAC